TAATGTGTTGCTGATTAGCATCTTTTAATGCCTTGCCAAACCGCTTAATTCCCCAACCGTCACCGTTAGCTACCATCATGTTAAACGATGCTAGTTGTTCAGGTGTGAAAGTATCGCCAACGGGTGCCGATTCACCCGCATAAATGTAATGCCCCAGCCCAAACATAGCCAATGCTTTTACCAAGCACCGCATACGGGCTGAGTTGATGTTAAAGGCATTAGGGTTCTGGATAGCCTTGTTCTTGAAGTCCAGGACGGGTAGCCACATAGTGTGGCACAGGCCCAGTATCGAGACTGACACCCTAACCTCCATTGTCCCATCAGGATAAACAATGTCATTTTCCAGAACATACTCAGCATCAGAGTAGTTATCCTTAACCATCGCCCATGCCCATGTCCAAGCCAGATAATCAAAGCCGCCTTTTTTATCGATGTGTTTTGAGCAGTCAATCGCGCTCAATGTTGCCCAAATAGATTTAGTCATGTTGATTCTCCAGAGATAATGCCGTTAATGACTCTGCCTGAGCATACTGCTGCTCGTAAATCTCATTAAGATTGTTAATAGCACTGTCCAAAGTGTCACTTTCGGACACAATAGGACGCAGCGGCCCTTCTTCAAAACACACCCAACTGCCATCTTTATTGTTATGCGTCAACATTCTCAGCCTCCATGTCTTTCATATAGTTTACCGCGTCAATAATTTGTTCCCTAAATTCATCATTATTGTAAAAATAACGCACGGCCCATTCGTAATGTGTTTTGTAAAGAATCGAACCAATTTCTCGACTATGAAAATCAATCTGCGCTGACTGACTTTGGATTAAAGGCAAAAATGTGGTTTTTTCTGTCATTGCGTTTGTTTTAACGTGCAGTTCACCAATCGCTTCTGCTAACTTTTCTGCTGGCAAAATATCCCACATCATCTCTCCCACAACGTCAACGCTCATTAAACCGTCAATCATGCACGTTTGTAGTAATTGATTACTGTTGAGCCAGCCTAAATCTACAGAATAAATGTCGATATCAGTATCATTAATCCAGCTAGCAATTGTGCTTATGTCTACAATCGTCATCTTATTCACCTCGCACTAATTTTTGCCCAGCTTTCAATAAAAGTTGTTCAATAATTTCGCTATTGGTTGCCTTGTTCGATTTACGAATAGCGTCTAGAACTGCAATAGACTCTGCTGACAACTTGAACTGACGTAATGATTTGCTAGTCGTTTGTTTTTCTTCGAAGGGATTATCCATTATCTTGCACTCTTTATGTTAATCGAGATTGCATATTAAACGAATTAAATATCATTTGCAATGCTATAAGCATTTAATTATTATAAACCTCCGCAAGGATAAAAGCTTACGGATTACAACAAAACAGGAGCAAAAATATGGCCGAGATCAGTGAACTGGAGCGCAAAAGAAAAAAAGCGAATAAAAAGGCAGAGGAGCCAAAATTCATCATGCGCGTGGATGACGTTCAAAAAGAACGGTTGAGAATCCTCGCAAAAGCACATCACTTGGATATGACTGCATACATTCAGAAATTGCTTAAAAAAGCGTGGGACGAATATCTAGTCGTTAACCAGGAGGAGAAGTAATGAGTCAATCTATTGAAATTTTAGGGCATTTAAAAGCAGGTAATCGCCTAACTAGCTTAGAGGCTGTACAGAAATTCGGGACATTGCGCTTGGCTGCGAGGATTTTTGATCTAAGAGGGAAAGGTCATCGAATAGAGTCAATCATGGTTGACAGGAAGGGCAAGCTGGTTGCTGAATATTATCTGAAGCGATAAAAAAGCCCCTTACGGGGCTTAGTACCAAATCCCTTGACATGATCGAGTGATTTGGCGATATTGGAGTCTCCCAACAACCAATGGATAGATACTACCATGAAACATCCCCCGCGCAACATAGATCAATCATGTTTTGATTGGCAAAAAATCATACTTCAAAAAACTGACCTTCCAAGCAATGCTAAGTATATGGCGTTGTATCTTGCTACCTACATGAATTTAAACAGGGACGTAGCATGGCCGAGTCAAAAAACCATCGAACGAGAGACGGGTCTATCACATCCTAGCGTGTTGAAGTACCTTGATTTACTCTGTTCTGAAGGCTGGGTGGGCAAGCAATCAGGCAATAGAGTGGACTCAAACAGGTACTGGATTACCTTCCCAAACGAGGTAGGTAAGGAGTTTACCTACGTAACCTCAGGAGAGAAGGTAGGTAAGGAGGTTACCTCTAATAACAATACAATAACAAATACTATTATAAGAGATAAAAAGTTTAAGCCTCCAACGCCTAATGAAGTTCAAGAATACTCATCGACTATTGACGCGGAGAGATTCTGTGATTTTTATCAAAGCAAAGGTTGGGTAGTAGGGAAAAACAAAATGAAATGCTGGAAATCAGCAGTTAGAAATTGGGAGAGAAACAATGAAAAAAGGGACAATCAATCCAAAATTAGCGGCAATACAGGACAGGCTGTCCGAGGCAGGAAGTTATCAGGGGCTGAGAGAACGCGCAGAGCTAGAGCAGAAGCGTTTGAGCGAGAGCGAAATACCGCCATCTCACAGGATATGGGAGGTCTGGAATCAAATTAAATCAGCGTATCCAGGCCCAACAGCTAATTGGGAAGATGAACCTCCGCAGATATGGGCGTATGCAATCGAAGGAATGACCGATCATCAAGTCAAGCAAGGCATTGCTAACCTTGTTTCTCGGCATAGTGATTTCCCGCCATCAGCGGGTCAATTTCGGGATTTGTGTATGATGGACTTAGAATGGGAGATTAAAAGAACAAGCCGTCCAGCCAGTGAGGTGTTGGCTATTGACAAAGAATCTCATAAAACGGATGTAGCTCAAGAAGCTGGCCGAAAGTTCTTTGAACAAATGAGGCAGAAAGGGTTAATCTTATGAAGATAAATGATCGTATTACTGCATTAATGAATAGTGATCTCGTGCAATCGAGGAATCAATTTTCCGTGGGGGAAGCTGCTAGAATTTTAAGTTTAAATGCCGCTGACACCGCAGGAATTTTGCGAAATCTTCTGCGAGATGGTCGTTTAATTAAAATCGAAAGCCAAAAAAGAGGTGCTAAAAATCAAATTATGAACACTTACGTTCTGAATAATCAAAGCCAAACTTGGTTGCGAAAAAAATGGTAAATAAAAGTGCTCGATTGACAAGTTCACAACGAGGTGCATTGCACGTTTGGTTCGATACTGTGTCAGCTTTATTGAATGAATCAGCCGTGGATCAGGCTGTAGCATTGACAATGCTATCTAAAAGAGAAGCCATTACATTCAATTGGACTGCCGCAGGGTTTAAAGAAAATGTGTTCAAACCTTGTTTAATGGCCGTGTCAGCGGTCAATTCTACTGAAAATATGGATAATACGGACATTGATGTAGTGGTAACTGGCTTACAGAAATGGGCAGCTAGTGAGTTACAGGTGATTTTGCCTGATTTGCCGAAAGAATCAAAATGAAGTGTATAGGATTATTTGATTATACGGGTGTCATGCTAAAGCCGTGGCTTAAAGCTGGCTATGAATGCCATATATTCGACATTCAGCATCCTCTTGGTAAAACTATCAGGGATGATGGCATGATTTTATGGGGCGTAGATTTGAGTACCGCGCCAGTTATTTTATCTAATGACGTTGTTTTTTTGTCCTGTAGTCCACCTTGTAGCGATTTGAGCGTATCAGGGGCCAGATGGATGAAAAACAAGGGTTTACGCGCATTGCAGCAAGCTATTGGCTTTTTTGCTACCTGTACTGAAATTGCAGAAGCATTAAATTGTCCCTATTTAATAGAGAACCCCGTGTCTACGATTGCGACCTATTGGCGGCCTAGCGATTTCAAATTCCACCCTAGCTGGTACGCTGGTTATGCAGGAGAGCAGGATAATTATACAAAAGAAACTCATTTATGGACTGGCGGAGGCTTTATCATGCCTGAGAGAAAATCTTTTGGGGATTTATTCGACGGGCCAGACCGGAATTATATACATCATCAATCCCCTGGGCCTGAACGTGCTAATATTCGCAGTGCAGCACCCCAAGGGTTCGCAAAAGCAGTATTTTTAGCTAACAGGGCATAAAATGGCAGGTATTAAGCGCGATAGTGCGGATAAATGGTTTTCGGATTGTATACGCCATGCTGCTGGTTATCAATGCGAGCATTGCTACAAGGGTTTTGAGGGTCTAGTGCAGGGTCTCGAATGCTGCCACATCGTAGGCCGTTCCAATAAAAGTACGCGCTGGTGCGTGGAAAATTGTTGTTGTTTATGCTCAGGATGCCACAGAAAATTTACCGAAAATCCGCTAGATTTTAATGACTGGCTATTAGCTGAATTTGGGGAGGGTAGATTAGATATACTGCGCGAAAAGAAAAGAGCCATTTTTAAAACAACTAAACCAATTCGACTAGAAATCGCCAAGCATTACAGAGAAGAATATAGGCGAATGGTGCGCGAAAATTGTACTAATCTAGTCAGTTATAACTAAAGCCCAATCTTAGCTATAGCCCAGTCTTAGCTATAAATCTTTGATAATCCTCTGTCAAAAGCGCTCCTGCACGGTTTTCCAACTTTATTAAGCGTAAAATACGCCTATTATGTACGCTGGCCCTAACTTTTGAGCCATTAGCGTAGCGCCCTGCCACTATTTGATCCGCTGGTGAGGTGTTATCACCCATTCTAGCCCGTAACTTTGTTATTTGGGCTAAAATAGGCTGTAACAAGTGATTTTTCATGGCTTATTGACTACCTGAGCTTTTAACCGCGCAACCTCATCATCCAATGTGGATTTAATCCAATCGGATAGCTTGCCTGGGTAGCTGGCCCTAACATAATTGTTTTTTTGCTCCATCTCAATTGATAGGTGCAGCGTTGTTTGTTTTGTTTTCATTATCCTACCTTTTCAATTAACCCGTTTTTCATTGTGACATTAGCAAAAAATTCACGCTTATGTCCTGTTAAATGGGGACGGTTACAGCCATACAATGTCCCATTATTCAGATATTCCGCGCCAAAAAGGCTCGTTTCTTGATAGTTTAATGGTTTGCCAATGCTGGCTTTTAAGTCTTTTTTGCTCGCGTAATCAAAAATCATCATATTTCCCTTTGTTGTTTTTTAAAAAAATAAATATCCATATAGACTTTTTTAGCTTGATTATGTTGTTTAACAATAGACCTAACCCATTCATGCCTGGCAAGCCTATGTTTTCTGGATTTACCTTTTGCAGACATTAAAGCACGGCTAGCCCTTATTATTTCTTTTTGGGACGCTGCTACTCCGCCAGCCCGTTTTTCTATTCGCAAGTACTGTGAATAGCTGCAATTCATAATGATGGCGTTAACAGCTTGATCCACAGCTTTTTGCTCTTTTTTTGATATGACCATTTTAATAACTCCTATTTAGTGGCAAACCGTGCCACGCGGTACTACCCAAAAACCCGCCAGAAGCGGGTTATAGGTCAATTCCTAGTGGTTAGTGGAAGTGGTACGCAATTACTTTAGTATTTTTATCCCAACAAGCAGTACACTTGTTAGCTTTACAATTAGCTTTATTAGCTGGCACGGTAGCAGGGCAGATATGTGTTTTCTTATGCCATGCTAAAGTTTGTAAATCAGTGCTAATAATAGTGCTGCTATTTTTACCCGCTATCTTTTTACCAGTTATTGAGTCGCTAGACTTTCTAACAACGCAATTGTCTAATTTCTCAAGCTTGGCAATGATAGGCGCGAATTTTGCAAACTTATGCATTTTAGTCGGAATCCAGAATTTACAATGGGGAGATAGACCCACTACCTGATAGATTTTCTCGGCCAGCTTTACAGTGTACATATCACCAGAATCGAAAAAACGGAAGTATTTCTGCCTGGCTAATAGTTTGACCATATCAGACACCCAATTGTCGCGCTGCCAGTCTATTTTGTTTTCTGCGCGTGGGGCCTTGACAGTTGGCATATGATAAAAGCCTTTTGTCGCGTAGCAGTCAGCGCAGCTGGGCACTAGTTTGCCATTGTCACCTATGGCCGCGGGGCAGGTTTCTATAGCTTCTAAAGACCATGTTTTACACGTTCCGCGCATCTTTGAGGGTGTGGATAATCTAATCATAACAATATACTCCAATCAATCCGCGATCCGCGCGGAGCGGTACTACCAAAAAAGCCCGCAACAATGGCGGGCTATAGAAGGCTAGAATACTGCTATTCGCGTTTTTTCAATTCCGCGTAGCAATCATGATGTGGCCCCATAAAACATAATAACAACTAAAGAGACGGTCAAAATCATGACACCGCAGAATGCTAATATTTCTAATGTTTTGTTACTCATATTTTTGCGCTCCTATTGTCGCAAGTAATAACCAATACCCCATTATCTAAACAATACACTGCTAGTTTAGAATGCCCCCCGCGCAACGCGTCTTGATAATTAGTTCCACAAGTTAAATCGAAGATGTGAATGTCTTTACCATTACGCCTTCTACCCGCAACAATGCGTCTAATAGGCTGTTTATCGTCAGGATGAATATAGGCTGTAGGATATGCAACGATTGTGATTCTATCGTTTTCATAAGTAATATCCGCAGGATCACCGCGCTCAAAACCATATTGGGATAGATCGTGCTCTAACCATATTCTAGGCTTTCCCCTGTTTAAAGCAGTAGCTTTTATGCTTTTGATATACTTCATATTTGAAACTCCTGCGTTAATTTTATATAAGTGCCTGTAATGTTTAAAACACTATAAACGTCTGATGGGATATCATCGGACCAATAAAACGCAGCGCAATCGCCTTTATTTATAACAACGTGGGAAAACTCCACAATGTCTCCAACGTCATTCAAAGGGGACTCAAGAAAGTAGTATTCTAAAGCCGCTAATGTGTCTTCGGTGTCATATAATAATTTGGCAACCTCACTAATAATGGTGCTGCTATTTTTAGCTGCATCGTCAAAAGTCCAGCCACTTTTAATCAATATATTATCTTCCCATTGAGACTCCAAAATAGCGTTGCCATACCCGCTAAAGTGTATTTGAATCTGCTCCATTGTTTTCATTGCCTAATCTCCTGATGTCATAATGAGCGCGATAATTAATCCAAAACCGATAACGGCTATGGTTCCGATGATTACGATTGCGACTAGTGGGTCCATGGTTAAAACTCCTATTATCGCTAGAAAGGCTAGCTCCTTGTGATCATTGTAATTGAATACGCTAGAATAATACAAGTAATAATATAATTATATCTACCTATATATATAGACGGCATCAATGGGGGATAACGGGGTCTGTGTTAGATAAGGGGTCTTTGTTGCAATACTGTGCACACGCCAGGTTGTGCCAGTATTGTTCTAGTTGGTTCCTCGGTTCATTAGGTTGGTTGGTTTGAACTGCAACTAGTAATGACAAAGTAATGACTCTAATGACGACACGTCTCACTTGGCTACGTGTAGCTTTTGACGACAAAGACCCCCGCCATGTTTCTGAAATCAGTTGCTATATTTATATGAACCCACCCCCATATATTTTTCATTATTTTTTGCCCCGTCATTTTCTCTGTCAGTCTTTTCGGTATGTTCCAGACAGCATTTTGACTTCTGTGCAATTTTGCTATATAAAGATTCACTTCGTTGTCTTTTGCGGCTTAGAGCTGACTTTTTTATTTGATAACTAAGGTTTTGTATGGACAGGCAGGGCGATACTTATGAGCATGATGAGCAAGGTAAGTTAATTGATTTCATCCATGATCTAATAGAGAAAGCGGGTGGTAATTACACTGAATCTGTCCATGATGCTATTGCTGAATATAAAAGAACAAACACAGCGTTGGAGAAAGAACAGTCATCTGCTGATCAGCTTGTCATTAACTCTTTGCATTCTCAGCATCCTCTCATGGGTGTTTACTCTAATGTCTTTATGCGCTTAGGCGGTGAGGACTGGATACTAGAGTGGGCTAGAGAGAACCCCAGTAAATACCTTAATCAACTTGTTAAGATGGTGCCTAACCTACAACCTACTCAGGGATTGGTGGGTGATGTAAACATCCGTATTAGCAATGATCTACCCCGATCAGGATTAGATGATTGATAAAAGATAAAAAGCCCTGTTATATTTGTTGTGACAATAATTATTTGCTTAACCGCGATGGCATTATTTGTATAGATTGCAGCAATCATAAAAGCAGCACTGACAAGTTAAAATATTTATATGAATGTTGTTATTCTATTATTAGCGACAACATAAAACGAAAGTAATGAGGTAGTTATGCCTTTTAAGAGCCAAAAGCAACGCGCCTATCTTCATGCTAATGAACCCGCTGTTGCTAAGAAGTGGGAGAAAGATTATCCCACACGAGGCCAGAGAACCGCTACTAACCGACAAAGACAACAGGCTAAAGCAATAAGGGGTTACTAGTGAACCCACATGAATCTTCTTCAGAGTTTCATCTAAGCTATAAACCTCGTGAGCAGTTCTTACCGTTCCATGGACGTAACACCCGATTTAGCGCAATGGTCTGCCATAGACGGGCTGGAAAGACAGTCTCTTGTATTGGTGAATTGGTTATCCGCGCCCTCTATACAACTAAAACCCGCGCTAAGTTTGCTTACTGCGGCCCCTATCGACAACAAGCTAAAGAAGTTGCATGGGAATATCTAAAGGAATTTACGGAAGGTATCAGGCGAGGCAACCCCAGAGAATCTGATCTTAGGGTGACATTACACAACGGATCAACCATTACCCTTTACGGTGCTGATAACCCCGATGCTTTACGGGGATTGTACTTTGACGGCATTGTTCTGGATGAGTACGGTGACTGTAGACCGTCTTTATGGGGAGAGGTTGTCCTACCAACCCTCTTGGACAGAAAAGGTTGGGCTGTGTTTATTGGAACACCCAAAGGAAAGAACCACTTCTATCAAATGGTTCAAAGAGCTAGAGCAGAACCTAACTGGTATCACATGACGCTTAAAGCCAGCGAGTCAGGACTTCTTGATGACGATTCGCTAAGAGAAGCTAGAGCTGAAATGAGCGATGCTCAATACCAACAAGAAATGGAATGCTCGTTTGAAGCGGCTGTCCAAGGATCGTATTACTCCGATATTATTGCCAAAATGGAATCTGACGGGAAGATAGGCGAGTTTGCTTATGATCCAGGTGAGACTGTTCATGTAAGTGCTGACTTAGGTTTTTCAGACTCTACAGCATTTTGGTTTTGGCAGCTTACGCCTGATGGCCCTATCCTTATTGACTATGAAGAACATGACAGCCAGCCGTTAGAGTTCTATTTTACCATGCTTAAAGATAAGCCCTATGAATATGCTGATATCTGGCTACCGCATGATGCGAAAGCAAAGTCCTTACAAACAGGGCGGTCTACAGTTGAGCAATTCTTACAGCAAGGCTATCCTTGTAAAGTTGTGCCTAAATTAGCAGTTCAGCATGGCATTGATGCCGCTCGGCTTATTATGCCCAAGTGTAGAATTAACAAATCCACCTGTTACAGTGGCGTTGAAGCGTTAAGAGCTTATAGACGATCCTTTAATGAAAAGACTCAGCAGTACGCCAATTCCCCTTTACACGATTGGGCCAGCAACGGCAGCGATAGCTTTAGGTACTTTTCCCTCGTAACCGAAACTAAAAAAGAAGAAGCTATAATTGAAGAAACTGATAACACGTTGGCTCCTACACCCTATACGCTAGATGAGCTGTACAAAACCAGAGAAGAAGACAATTGGCGAAACTCAATCATAAGAATTTAAGATTTGATTAGAAACAGTGTGTAAGATACGATTAAAATTTAACCAATAGGATAATATTATGAACGGAATGCCTCACGGTGGAATGCCACCAATGCCCCCTCAAGGAATGGCCCCTCAAGGTCAAATGGCTCCTCAAGGAATGCCACCTCAAGGACAGATGGCACCACCACAAGCACCACCACAAGCACCGCCCATGCACATGATGCCTGATGGTTCTATGATGGCTGGCCCAGCTATGAAAGGGCAGATGCCTCCTCAACCTGTTTCCGACCAACCAATGGTTGATCCGATGCAAACTCAAATGCTTCAAGCTGCCATGATGCGTCAAGGTCAGCCACAAATGCCTCAAGGTCAGCCACAAATGCCTCAAGGTCAAATGGCTCCTCCGTCAATGCCAAGCGGATATTAAGGATTTATCTTAATGGATGAAATGATTGAACAAACAACAGTGATTGAAATGCTTCCTACTGTGCCTGAAAAAACTCCTGCTGAATGGAAGTCACATTGGCAAAAAGAAATTGCTGCTTCTGAAAAGCGTTTGCGTATATACAAAAAGCAAGGCGTTCAGGTTGTTCAGCGTTATCTTGATGATCGGACAGGTTCAAGGATGAACTACACCGATGGAGAAATGGGCAGCGCAACGCTTAACCTCTTTCACAAGAATATCTCAACTGTTATGGCAATGCTGTACGGCAGCGAACCTCAAATTGATATTAGCCGTGAACACGCTGACCCTGATGATGATGTAGCGCGGGTTGCTTCATTAATGTATCAAAGAATCCTTCAGGCAGACGTTGAGCCTAACGGAGAAGACTTGTCTACCGTCTTAAAAGCAACATTACAGGATAGACTTCTTCCAGGATTAGGCACAGCGCGGGTTCGCTATGAAATGGCAACAAGCGTAGAGCTAGTGTTTAACCCATTAACAGGAATTGAAGAAGAAATAGAATCAATTGACTATGAAAGAGCCTGTATGGACTACATCCACTGGCAGGATGTGCTTTGGGGATGGGGAAGAACATGGAAAGAGATTCCTTGGTGGGGTTTTCGTAATTGGCTAACCAAAGAAGAAGTAACTGAGCGTTTTGGAGAGAAAATAGCCGACAATATTACCTATAAAAACCAAACAAGCGATGGTGATGGTCGTTCAGACTACCAACAAAACCCAGATGAAAAAGATAACATCCAAAAAGCCGAAATTTGGGAAATTTGGAGTAAAAAAGACAAAAAAGTGTATTGGTTCTCTTATGGGTCAGATTTGATCCTTGATATTAAGGATGATCCGCTAAGATTAGACAATTTTTGGCCTATGCCGCGGCCAATGATAGCTAATCCAACTACTACAATGTTTTTGCCAAAGGCAGATTTTCTTTTTGCTCAAGATTTATACAATGAAATTGATATCTTACAAAACCGTATTGCTATCATTACTCGCGCCATCAAAGTTGTGGGCGTATATGACAAATCAGCGGGTGATTCGGCTGGTCGTATGCTCAAAGAAGGAATGGAGAACGATCTTATCCCTGTAGACAACTGGGCTATGTTTGCCGAGAAAGGTGGACTTGCAGGAGTAATGCAATGGTTCCCTGTTCAAGAAATTGTTGGAGTTCTTCAAACCCTTCAAGGCGTTCAGGCTTCAAAAATGGAGCAACTGTACGAAATAACGGGTATGTCAGATATTATGCGTGGCGGCAACACTGACCAATACGCTTCTGGTGGAACTCAAGCTTTAAAAGCCAAAATGGGCAGTATTGGTGTTCAATCGTTGCAAGATGAGTTTGCGCGGTTTGCTAGTGACCTAGAAGCACTAAAAGCAGAAGTAATATCTAAACATTTCAGCAAAGAAAGCATTGTTATTCAATCTAACGCTGGATTCTTACCTGAAGCAGACAAGCCCATAGTATCTCAAGCCCTTGAGCTGATGAAAAGCAATGACATTAAGTGGCGAGTTAATATTCGCCCTGAAAGCATTGCAATGGTTGATTACGCTCAAATCAAACAAGAGCGCACAGATTTTTTAATGGCTATGGCGCAGTTTATACAATCTGCCTCTGGTGCTGTTTCTGCTATTCCTGGCTCACTGCCTATTTTGCTTGAATTGATGAAATGGACAATGGCAGGGTTTAAAGGCTCTGAATATCTTGAAGGTACGCTAGATCAAGCTATAGATATGGCTAAGAAAGCACCTCAAGGCGAAAAACCTAAAGAGCCAAGTCCAGAGCAGCTTAAAATGCAGATAGAGCAAATGAAACTGCAAGGAGCGCAACAGAAACAACAAGGTGAGCTGGTTAAGATACAGACTAAAGCACAAGCTGATATGCAGACGCATCAAGCGAAGATTCAAGGCGAGATTTACAAGATGCAAGTTGATGCCGAGAAAGATCAGACTATTGCTGAATCTCAAGCTCAGATAAGGTTAATGGAAATAGCCAGAGAAATGGAATCGTCTTTAGCCGAGATACAGGCAACTATGAATGCCAATATTACGGTAGAGGAAGCTCAAGCTCGTTTCGATATTGCTTCGCAAGAGGTAAACCATGAATACGACATTGAATCTGAACGCTATAAGCATGATCTTAAAATGGATGAGATTTATGTTCAAAATAGAAACAGGCAGGACTAATCATGGCAACAATAGGCAAAAGCATTAAAACCGCATTAAGAGTATTTGATACAGAAGATGGGTACAGGTTTTTTGAACTACCTGATGGGAAAGTTGTTGACAACCTTGACCCTGATGCTGTTGATATGGCTTTTGATAATATTGAACAATTAAAAGATGAAATGGGCGATGGTGTTATTCAAGTAGGCGATGAGCTTTCTGAATTTAGGTATAAAAAAAACAATGCAGACCCATTTGAACTTCAGCGGCAGTTAGCTAAGTTAATGAATAAAGGAATTCCTAGCGCAGCAGGTGCTGGCGTACTTGGAGCAAGCGCACTAGCACCGCAAGAAACAGAGGCTAAAATAATTTCATCTTTGCAAGCGTTAAGAGAAGGTGAAATAAAAGCACCTAAAAATGCTAGAACAGCACAGTTAGCAACGGCAATAAGGGCTGGAGAAAGAGCAGTAAAAGGTTCTCCTGCTGAATTTGTTTATCCTTCTGGTTTAGCTCCGTGGCTGGAAAGAATAGCATACGATGAAGAACCAACAAAAATGGAAACTGTAATGGCGATTGCAGATTTTTTATAAGGAATTAAAATGGCACGTTACATACAAAACAGGAACAGGCAAGACTAATCATGGATAACTGGCATCAAGAAAAAGATGAATCTCGCGCTAGTTTTCAAAAACGCATAGACAAACAATTGCGTATGGCAGACATTATGAGGCGAGAGAGAATTCGTCCTGATGACTTAGATTTTAAAGAAAAAGTTAGTGCTTATATGGCAGGAGAAATTGACCCTTCAATAGCTGTCCACCATGATTTAGATATTCCAGAAGATGTAAAATTAAGTTTAGGCGGTTATGCAAATGCTTCAAAACCCCATAGTGAAACTTTTTTTATTAAAGATGCAGGTTATAACACAATAGATTTTGAGCCTAATACCGTTGGGGCTGTTCACAATAACAACACGCCATATATTTATGGGCATGAATATCGTCACCACAACTACCCAGAGCTAAAAGAAAACCACAATCGAATAGTCGATTTAATAGCGGCTCAAACACCTATGGATGTAGATACAAGTTTAAGATATTTTGCTGATTCACAAAGAACAAGACAAGAACAATTAGATCGAACACCGACTTCAAGTTATCTTGGCCGTGCTAGTGATAAATTAAAATACGTAACTACATTTCCAGAAAATTATAAAAATATTATAAATGTTTTAGTTAATGAATCAGAAGCAACAAATAGAGATGAAATTAAAGATGTGATAAACGCATCAAAAACAAAACAATTTTTAAACGATGCGGCAGATTTAGAAACATATAATAAAGGTTTAAAAAGAAGAAATAAAAGAAGAAAAAACAAAGAGCCTGAAACTATGGCAGACAGTTTAAGGGCTGCATACGCAGCACTTGGTATGGAGGAATTTGAATAATGGCGCGTTACATACAAGACCCAATAACACACAAACTTGTTCCTGCTGACACCTATTGCCGTCCTCAAACGGTTAGCCACAGCATACATGGCTTTCACGAACCCTATGTCAGCCCTGTAGATGGCAGTATTATTAGCGATGCAAGGTCTTTGCGTAACCATAACGCAAGAAACAATGTCGTACACACCGCAGAATTTGATTCAGCTACAGTAAAAAAACAACAAGCTGAACGACAAAGAATCCTAAAGGGTGAGCATACACCACAGGAAAAACTGTCTCGTAAGCGCGAGATGTATGAAGTTATGTTGAGACAAGAAAGGGAAAACTAATGAGCGAAGAAAACGAAGTAATTGAAAACGAATATGAAGCTGACAGTTTAGAGTCTGCTCTGGCAGAAGCATGGGATAACACTGAAAACAGTGAGGAAACTAATGAGTACGAATCAAACGAAACAAGCATTGCTGCACCAAGGAGTGAGGCCGAAGGGTCAAGCCCAGCCAGTACAGATGAAAAAGATGACCAAGACGCAATACGATCAGCAGAGAACCAAGATGAACAGCCAGTCGAAAGCGATGACGAATACAAGCTCGCTCCTGTAGGCTTATCCGTTGAAGCAAAGCAAGAATGGGCTAATACGCCTAAAGACGTTCAAAAACATATCATGCAATTTGAAAAACGCATGGAAAATGTTTCACAAAAATATGGCAAACAAGCCCAAAGAGCTGACGCAATGGATCGTTCTTTAGCTCCGTTTTCACAGCTAATGGCTATGAATGGAGGTGCTGCAAACGTACTTCCAGGATTACTTCAAACTGCTTCTCAGCTTCAAATGGGTTCAAATCAACAAAAAGCGTTTGCGGTAGCCTCTATCATCAAACAATACGATATTGACATAAAAGCGTTAGATTCCATGCTGGTAGGCGAAGCTCCTTCTCAAGCAGATCAACAAAAAGAGCTAATACAGCAACAAATTCAACAACAAATGGCTCCAATGCAACAACATTATCAGCAGCAACAGCAGCAGCAACAGTATTATCAGCAGCAAGAGCAACAAAGAATTGGAGGCGAAGTTTCTAATTTTGGGCAAAACAATGAGTTTTATGAATACGTTTCATTGGATATGGCCGATAAGTTGGATCAAGCTGCTGCTCAAGGCATTCAAATGACGATGGATCAGGCGTATGACAGTGCTTGCTGGGGCAATGAGAAAATTCGCAAAATATTGCAAGATAGACAAACAACTCAAAACGTAGCAACCCGAAAAGTAGCAAATTCTAGCATTCAAGGCACTTCTGGCGGCACCATGTCTAGCGGAGCACCTAACAGCGTTGAAGCGGCTTTAAACGAGGCGTGGGATAATGCTGGACGAATGTAAAGTCTAGGTGTATATTTCAAATCATTAAGATTGACTGATACAGGCGCAGGTTTGTATTAGTCAAAATAAGCCATTCAAGCGGCTTTAACTGAAACGCCATTCAAGCGGCATTTCTAAGGTCATTATTCCGCAGGGAATACTGATAAAAGTAAATATATTAGCGTTTATAGCTAATTGTTCCACGTGGAACATTATTTAATCTTTAAACTTAGGAGATAGCCTCATGGCAAATCCAAATGTAAGCGACATTATCGCTACAACAGTACAAAATCGCAGCAAAACAATTGCTGACAACGTAACTCAAAACAACGCTATTCTTATGCGCCTTTCTGAAAAAGGAAAGATTAAGACTATTGGTGGTGGTTCTGAAATCATGCAGGAAATCTCTTTTGCTGAAAACAGCAATGGCGGTTGGTATTCTGGTTATGACATTTTGCCTGTTGGCGTAAGTGACGTTATCAGTGCTGCAACCTTTCAGATTAAGCAAGCAGCGGTTCCTATCGTTATATCTGGTCTTGAAATGCTGCAAAACGCAGGTCGAGAGCGAATGATTGATTTGCTTGATGCTCGTTTGTCAGTTGCAGAATCAACAATCAAAAACCTGATTTCTATTGGTCTTTACTCAGACGGCACTGCTGCTGGCGGTAAACAGATAGATGGTCTTGATAAAGCTATTCCTGCTGACGCTGACGCTGGCACTTATGGCGGCATTGATCGAGCTGTAGCTGCTAATGCGTTTTGGCGGCCAAAAGTGTCTGCTTCTGGTGCTGCACCTGACGCAGGAACCATTCAGGGTCTTATGAATGATTTGTGGGTGCAAACAGTGCGCGGAACAGATCGCACTGACCTAATAATGGTAGATAACAGCACTTGGAGCACTTACGTTGCCTCTTTGCAAGCTCAACAGCGTTTCACTACGCCTGAGACTGGTAGCCTTGGCTTTTCCAGTATCAAGTTTATGGACTCTGATGTTGTTCTTGATGGCGGTATTGGCGATCAGTGTCCTGCTGGCACAGCGTTCTTTTTGAACACTGACTACTTGCACTATCGTCCTCATTCAGGCCGCAACATGGTTCCGTTGTCACCTGATCGTCGTTATGCGACTAACCAAGATGCTGAAGTGCAGATTCTTGCATGGGCTGGCAACTTGACTTGTAGCGGAGCGCAATTCCAAGGTCGATTGACTATGGTTGCCCCTTAGTAGGTAGTTCGCCTGACCAGATAAGATAACTTGCCCTTTTTTATCTTGTCTGGTCATTTAGGGGTTTAAAAAAGCCCCTCTTTTTAGGAGAAATATATGTCATATAACGCAAGTCCAACATTTTTTGATGACTTAACTTCTGCTGGCTCTAGGCAGACAGAAACAGGAATTACACAAACAGCTTGGGAAACAGGCGGTAACGCTGGAGCTTCTAACGCTCACGGTCTTGGAATTGATGTTGCTGGCGGTGAATTACCAGCCCCTCGTACTCCACCGTATGCAGGTATTGGAATGAACTGGACGTTACTTGATCAGCTAGAAGTAGCTCGTACTCCACAAGTTTCACAAGTTATTGGTGGAGCAGGTTTTGTGCCAAGAAGCGGAAATGTTGCTACAACATGGGATCAATCACAAGCATTGTATACCCCGTTAGGTGCAGCAAGCTCTGGCGGCATTTCTGGTAACGGCTCTGCTGTTTCTCCATTAATGTCCATTAACACTGCTACTAATCAAGATGATGAAGCAGACGGAACGCCAGCGTATGATGCTTATCCGACTATTGACGGGCAAGCTACGTTGACTACGCTGACAACAGGCTGGGAAAGCGTAACTTAAAGGTGATTTATGTCTGATATAACTTACTTTTTTCCTTCTGATTTAGCGGGAGGTGCTAACGCAAAAGCGCGAGTACCTTCTGCTAATTGGGAAAATGGCGCGAACCCTAATGCTGGCAATAACGCTGGAATTGGAATCAATTTAGGCGGGGGCGCATTACCTGCTATTACAGGCAAAAACAGCATAGGTTATAATTGGACATTGCGGCAGCAAATGCCGTGGATTTTTAATCCAGCCCTTGATGCACCTAGAACACCTCAAGGTGCTTGCTGTATTGCGTGTCAAGCAGACGTTCCAAGAACAGGAAATGTTGCTACGACATGGGATCAATCGCAGCCTTTGTACTCTCTTGCAGGAGCTTCAAGCTCTGGAGGATTAGACGGTGCTTTTATGCTTTTTACAGGTATTAGCACAGGATCAAATCCAGACAATGATTCAAATGGAAAACCTGTTGAGGGGGCTGCTCCAGTAAACACAGGCACAGCTTATTTAGAAACTTTAGAAGAAGGCTGGAAGTCCGAGCCTCCTGCTGAAGAACCATGAAACGGGAATAATCCCACAACCAAGCTCCGTAGAGAGCAACTTAAAAGGCGAAAATTATGGAAATTGCAGGATATGGAACAACTGACATGGCATTGAATCGTGTAGCAGGTAATGGCGATGAAACTATGCTAGTTAAATTTGAAAATATATCTAGGCACAATGAGGCAAAATCAAAAGAAGCAGGTACTCCAATACATGAAATGGTGACGTTTATTAGCATAAGAACGCCAGGTCAAAGAGATGAAGAAGTCAAAAGGGCGATTCGCCCCGCAGACAAATTGCGGTTTCCTGAACACTGGAAAGCGTTTAATGACAGAGAAAACATACCTCAAGCAGAAGGTACGCCTTTAAGCGAGTGGGCAGGTGTTAATGCAGCGCAAATAGAAGAATTTAAGTATTTGCATATTACTACTGTTCAGCAACTCGTTAATGTAAGTGACACTAATGCTAATAACATTAGAGGATTTTACGCCATAAAAGAAAAAGCAATAGCTTATCTTAATAGCGCACTAGACAATAAAGCTGCTGAAGAACTAGAAAAACAAAAGAAAGCAAACAGTGATTTATTGGAACGCATCAGTGCTTTAGAGGCTGGAGCAGAGAAAAAAGAGGCTCCGTCTAAGCGCGGAAGGCCCAAAAAGATTAGTGAAGCAAGCGTAGAGCAAAATTAATTTAAGGAATAAAATATGTCAAGATACTTGCCTGTAAATGAAATCATAAACAGGGCAGCAGTAGAATGTGGACTGCTATCGTCACCTGACCCAGTATCAGACACTAATGATTCTTTTGTTCAACTGGTTGGTCTTTTAAACTCGTCAGGGCAAGAACTGTGCGAGTTAAATGACTGGCCTGTTTTAATTAAAAACTACTCTATTACAACAGCATCAACTGACTCAGGTTCTTACGATCTTCCCGAAGATTTTAATTACATGATAGATCAAACAGGTTGGGACAGAACAAACAGGTTTCCCGTTATTGGCCCTGTTTCTGCTCAAGGCTGGACATGGCTTGAAGGCCGCAACCTAATTAGCCAGACAATTTATGCGTCTTTTAGGATGCTAGACGGCAAGATTGATCTTTACCCTTCTCCTCCTCCTGAAAATCTTAATTTAACTTTTGAATATGTCAGCAGAAGTTGGCTTAAAGAAGCAGGGGCTTCTGAGCCTAATATTTCAACAATTACTGCTGGAAGCAATATTTGTATGCTTGATCCTTTACTTTCAATTAAATTTTTAAAATTAAAGTTTCTTCAAGCTAAAGGATTTGATTATTCTGCTGCGGCATTAGAATTTGACACACTGCTTGGTAGTAGAATAGGTAAAGCTACTGGCGCACAAATTTTGAATGCCTCTCAATATAACCGAGGCATGAGATACATTACGCCTTATGGAAACACAGGTGATACAAATTTTGGGCTATAGCAATATATGAGCTATCAACGCAAAAAAACGCTTGGAAGATATGGGCAGCAATTAGGTGCTCCATCGGTAACTAGCTATACTTTTCCCGCTTCTGTTGGAGGAGTTAATGCTGTCGATTCATTATTGCTAATGAAGCCCGAAGATTGCCTGTACACGTTTAACCTAATGCCTAGTGAATACGGCAGTAGACTTAGAAAAGGTTATAGAGAGTGGGCAATAAACTGCGTTAATGACGAAACTGCTAATAACGATGTAAGGACTATTATTGCATTTGATTCAAATGCTTTGTTTGAAGAAAACAATAAATTATTTGCAGTAAGTCCTGAAGGGATTTGGGATGTTACTTCTTTTGCGGATAGTGAGCCTATTTTGGTTCAACCGTTTACTAACTTTGCAGGTGATTCTGGCTATGGTGTGTGGTGCGAATTTACAGGTGATGCCGCTTCAAGTTTTGATTTATTGAGAGGACATTATCTTTATTATGCGGATGCTTTAAACGGATTATTTGTTTACGAAGAAAGCACTGGTTTATGGGCAGTGCCTACAGGCTGGACATATCAATCAGGAACCACTGGGGGAGATAATCCTCAACCCGTTTACACCGATTTTCCTGTTGATGATATTGCTTTTATTATGGTGTACAAGCAGCGTTTATGGGTTATTTTGCAAGATGATGATGATGCTTGGTATTTACCTGCTGGAAACATTTCTGGCGTATTAAATAGATTTTCATTTGGATCAAAGATGCCTCATGGGGGAAATCTTCAAGGCCTTTATAATTGGAGTGTTGATGCTGGTATTGGCATTGATGATATGCTTGTCGCTATTGGTAGGGGCGGTGATGTTATTGTTTATACTGGGATTGACCCTGAAGGAGCCGATTTTACTAGCCGAG